GCTATGGAGAGTCAATCGCCATACAGAGTAGAGATCAGATCAATAGGGGGAGCACCCGGTGGGGTAGGGGGCCTTCACTCCGAGGCCGTGTGTCTAAGCGGGACCCTCGCACACACTCGACTCACTTTCCCAAATTTTTTCAGAAATTTTCTACGAATTCCAAATCCGCACTGTATCATTTACAGCATACTCGTCTCTTAAACAGCACACGTTACCAAAAGGTAACACTCGACTGTCAGCTTTTACTGACACCTAGTGTTACAAAAAAGTAACAAAACATGTTATTTTCATCCCTATGAAATACTCAGGACAAGAAGAACAAGCATTAATGACCGAACTGTGGGACCCGCAAATAGCGGACGACCTCGAAAAATTCGTCCTCTTTGCCTATCCGTGGGGGAAGCCGAACACGCCGCTCTGTAACATGAAGGGCCCGCGATCGTGGCAACGGGATGACCTTCAGGCGATCACTGAGCACATCAAGAACCAAAAGGGCAACATCATGTTGGGGACCGATCCCACGATGTGGCGAGAAGCGACGGCATCCGGCCGCGGCGTGGGGAAGTCGGCGAAGATTTCATGGCTCGTGGACTGGATGATGACGACGCGCCTAGGGTCGACTTGTATTGTCACCGCGAATACAGAGCCCCAGTTGAAGACGCGCACGTTCGCTGAAATCGGGAAATGGACAACACTCCTGATTAACGCCCATTGGTTTGAGTCTACGGTGTTGTCAGTCCGGCCGGCCGAGTGGTTTAAAAAGTTGCTAGCGGAACAGTTGTCTATCGACTGTGGGTACTATTATGCTCAAGGCCAATTGTGGTCAGAAGAAAATCCGGACGCCTTCGCCGGCGTCCACAACCCGTACGGAGTCATGGTGATTTATGACGAAGCCTCAGGCATCCCCGTCCCAATTTTCAACGTCACGGAAGGTTTTTTTACAGAGCCAGTCCTCGATCGTTACTGGGTGGTTGCCTCGAACCCCCGACGCAATTCCGGGGGCTTCTTTGAGTGTTTCAATAACCATCGAGCTTATTGGAAACTTCGACAACTCGACTCGCGAACAGTCGAGGGCACTGATACAGCGCTCTTTAATAGAATGGTTGAGCAATATGGGATCGACTCCGATACCGTCCGAGTAGAAGTACTTGGACAATTCCCCGCCCAAGGGAACAGGCAGTTCATCTCCAACACCCTCGTCTCTGGCGCCCAATCTCGAGTCCTAGAAAAAGACCCGTACGCCCCGCTTATCATGGGGGTGGACATTGCACGGTATGGGGATGACTCCACGGTATTTAGATTTCGTCAAGGCCGTGATGCGCGATCCATCGCACCGGTGCGGTTTAAAAACCGTGACAACATGTATGTGGCGAATGAAATAGCACGATGGATAGATACCGTCCATCCGGACGCGGTGAATATCGATGCGGGCAACGGCACGGGGGTGATTGACCGGTTACGAGAGCGCAAGTACCGGGTGCATGAAGTGTGGTTTGGAAGTGACTCCGAGTCCCCTGAATGGGCGAATAAGCGTACGGAGATGTGGGCGAAGATGCGTGATTGGTTAGGCGGGGGCGCAATAGATGGCGACCCACGGCTGTTTGGCGACCTGACGGCGCCGGAGTACGACTACTTCGGCAAAGCGAAAGATAAGCAGATGCTTGAATCGAAGGAGTCCTTGAAAGCGAAGGGGTTCCGATCCCCGGATGACGGGGACGCCTTGGCGCTAACTTTTGCTACGCGAGTGGCGCGGCGGGATAATCGGGCGTCGACGGCGAACCGTGCGCGGGTCGCGAGAGATATTGACTATCCGCTGTGTTCGTGAGATATACCACACATATCCACATTACAGAGGGGCTTGATACGATGGGCGGTGGACCAGTCTTCAGAGCGCTTGCCGGCGTCGGCACGTTGGGGTTATCGGAAGCGGCGCAAAAAAAGCCGTTTCAAGATCTCGGCGGGGACAACCCGGTGAACTCCATGGCCGGCGGGCCGTTGCGGTTTATCCCTGGCGGCGCGCAAATCGCGGCGTTGATGGGGATGGGATCGGACGCCATGACGCCGAAAGCGCCGGCGTTGCACACGCTCCCAGTCTTGGGCTCTGATACCGGTGCCGCGGATGAGTCACAAAAGAAGCTAGACGCGGCGGCGGAAGCGGAGCGGGTGCGAGCAGCACGGGGGCGCTTGTCTACACAACTGTCAAGTCCAGACGATCAGCCTGTCGCTAAATCACGAAAATTCTTAGGAGGGTTTTAAATGCGATCAAGTGCGGGAGCGGCCTTCGCATTCGTTGCGGCCATGACAACCGGCTGTGTGTCGTCCAGTTCTCACACCATGGGTGATTTGCAGGTTGAGATTCTTGATCGGCCTGCGGCACTATCGCAAAGCCTGGTGGTGACAGGATGGTGTGAGAAGGTGTTCGTCAATCCGGATGGGAACTGTCGTTCGGATAAGATGCGAGATATGCAGGTATTCGTGCAAACGGGATTACTCACGAGCCTCATGGGGCCTGTGATCCAAGCCGGCGGGATGATCGGGGCTGGGGCGCTCATTGGTGATGGGCTGTCGAAGTCTGGATCGAACATGAACCAAGCCAGCATCAACGCCACGAATCAGTCGGTGAATGCAGGTCGGGGTCCGTGGCGGCACGGGTATAGGTAACAATCAACCTATGGCCTTGAACGACGACGAAGGACAAGACCGCGCGCAAGCGATTGCGAAACGATGGGACACGGCGGGCAATGCTCGTGGGTCCCTTGATTCGATCTGTGAGGAAATCGCGCGTCGGGTCCTTCCCAACTATGCCGGATCTTTTTCAAGTGGGGGCTACGGTCTCAACCGGCCTGTACAAAACCTGACAGAAGAGATGTACGACGCCACAGGGGCGCTTGCGCTCACGCGATTCGCTGCGGCGATGGAGTCAATGCTCACGCCGCGGGGGTCGCAATGGCACAGTCTACAGCCGTCCGATCCGACATTGAAGCAGCGGCGCAATGTCCAGTTGTGGTTCGACGAACTGACACAAAGCCTCTTTAAGTACCGTTACGCACCCGCTGCCAATTTTGCGAGTCAGCAACATGAAAATTACATGGCGCTTGGGGCGTTTGGTACAGGTGCAACGTTCATTGATAAGTTGCAACCTCGATATGGAAGAGGACTTCGGTACCGTGCCATTCATCTAGGTGAAGTCCGGTTTTGTGAAAATCACCAAGGGATCATCGATACGGTTATCAGACGGTTCCCTCTCACGGCTCGACAGGCGATGCAAAAGTTTGGCGCGGCGAAGCTCCCTGAAAAGATTCGTACCGCCGCCGTCGATATGAAGAAGTATGACAATTCGTTTCAGTTCATCCATTACGTGACGCCGCGCGAGGACTACAACCCTAATCGCATCGATGCCTCCGGTCAGCCGTATCGATCGGAGTATGTATCAATCGAAGGCCCGGCGCATTTGTTGGATGAGGGGTATGCCAGTTTCCCGTACGCGATCTCAAGATATGTCATTGCGCCCGGAGAGGTCTACGGACGCTCTCCGGCAATGCTTGTCTTACCCTCATTAAAGGTGCTCAATGAGGAAAAGAAAACGGTGCTTAAGCAGGGCCATCGTGTGGTGGACCCTGTTCTGTTGGCTCATGACGATGGGGTACTTGATAATTTCTCGATGCGCGGTGGCGCTATCAACTACGGCGGGGTAAGCGCGGACGGGCGTCCATTGGTGCATGTGCTGCCGACTGGTAACATCATGATCGGCAAAGAGCTGATGGATGACGAGCGCCTGGTGATTAACGATGCGTTCCTCGTCACACTGTTTCAGATCCTCACTGAAACGCCGGAGATGACGGCCACGGAGGTGATTGAGCGCACCAGAGAAAAGGGCGCGTTGTTGTCCCCGACCATGGGGCGGCAGCAGTCGGAATCACTCGGCCCGATGATTGAGCGGGAAGTGGACTTGCTCATGCAGCAAGGTCTTGTGTCGCCGATGCCTGATATCCTCCGACAAGCGGCGGGGCAGTACGTCGTCGAATATGATTCGCCTCTATCGAGAGCGCAAAAGGCTGAAGGGATCTCAGGGTTCTTCCGCCTCGTTGACTGGTCTCAGAACTATGTAAATGTGACAGGGGACAAACGCCCACTCGATTGGCTCGACTGGGATGCGGCAATGCCGGAGATCGCACAAGGGCAAGCGGTTCCAACACGATGGATTAAGACGATGGGAGCGGTGATGCAAGGGAGGCAGGCGCAACAACAGGCCGCACAACAACAACAAATGGTCGACGCGGCGCCGGCGCTTGCCTCCATTGCTAAACCGATGATGCAGGGCGCAAAGTGAACACGGCGCAGTTTATCGAGCGGGCAAAACAGTTTTTGACGTTTCGCAAACTTGCGTACACAAGACTATTTGATCTTTCTAATCGTGACGCGGTTATGGTCTTGGAAGATCTCGCCAAGTTTTGTCGGGCGCATGAGTCAACATTCCACGCCGAAGAACGGGTAGCCGGTCGATTAGATGGGCGGCGTGAAGTGTGGCTTCGGATTCAGCAACATCTTCAGTTATCAGACGAGACACTGTGGAAAATTTATCACAAGGGAGAGTGACGTATGTTGATCACACGACGAGGTTTGTATCAGTCACCGGATGGTGCTCCAGCGGGTTCGGGTGCTACCCCTGAATCAGCCGCGGCAACCGCGCCCGCGGCGGGGGGTGTTGCGGCGCCTCCCGCGGCCGGCAGCGGTGAAACTGGAGCGGCGTTTGATTGGATGAAAGTGGGCCTCGATACCGATTCCATGGCGCTCGTCAATGATCGGCAATGGAAAGGGGTTCCGGACGTGTTGACCTCCTACCGGAATTTGGAGAAATTGATCGGTGTGCCGCCGGATCGCATCTTGAAGTTGCCTGGTGACAAAGACCCAGCGGAGTCATGGAACGGGATTTACGATCGTCTCGGTCGGCCAAAAGCTGCCACAGATTACAAAATCCCCCTCCCTGAAGGAGATACAGGCGAGTTCGCGAAAACAATTGCGCCGATTTTTCACGAAGCCGGATTATCACAAGCGCAAGTCTCGAAGATCGCCGAACGGCACAATGCGCTCATGGGCGAGCAAATCAAGAAATCGACGGAAGCAACCAAAGCTGCGCAGGAACGGGAAATTGTAGAACTGCGGTCAGAATGGGGCCCCGACTACGATAGGAATAACGATACGGTCGATCGGGCCGCGGCGGCGTTTGGGATGACGAAAGAACACGCGACGGCGTTAAAACAGGCGATGGGCCCGAAGGCGGCGATGAAGTTTTTACACGCGATTGGATCGAAGATCGCCGTTGAAGGCCAATTCGTGGCCGGTGAAAAGGGCGGTGGAGGGGGTTTCGAGTCGATGACGCCAGAGTTTGCCCAGGCGAAAATCACGTCGAACGTGAAAGACCGGGCGTTCATGGAACGCTTCAATAGCGCCGATCCAGTGGTTCGAGGCGATGCACGCAAGGAAATGGAACGGTTGCATCAATTTGCGTATCCAGGGGGCGCGGATATTTAGGACTCGCATACAGGTCCCTACGAATAACCCGTACACAGAAGTGTACGGGTTTTTTGTTGTCTGGTTATTGACACAGTGTATAATTTATGCAACAGTTGTGTGAATATAAACACGTGAATGACGGGAACATGAGACCCATGCCGTCTACAGTCGGGACAGACCGGCCTCCGATACGGGAGTAAAACGGGTAGAAGAGTCCGGGTCATACGACACGGGAAGCCCTTCGCAACGTAAAAGATAACTTTTTCATTGCTGTAGGAGGTTCCTATGTCTGTCAATCTGCCGAATTGGTACGCACATCAGTATTCCACGAACATTCAATTGAAGCTCCAGGCGATGGGCAGTGTGTTGCGCCCATACGTCACTGAGGGCTCGTACGTCGGTGATCAAGCTTCGCCGGTCGACTTCATGAGCTCGGTTGAAATGCAGGATGTGGTTCAGCGGTTCGCACCGATGGGCCGTGTCGATGCGGCGACCGATCGTCGATGGGTCTTTCCTGTCGATTCTGATCTGCCTCAGATGATCGACGCATTTGACAAACTCCGGTTGCTTACTGATCCTGAGTCGAAGACGGTCGAAAACGGCGTGATCGCCGCGGGTCGCCGACTCGATAAGCACATTCTCAATGCGTTCTTTGCCGACGCCAAAACCGGCGTTGCGGGGGCCGCGACGACCTCGTTCACGTCGGCCAACGAAGTGGATGTGGCGGTGGGCGGGGCGAATAGCCGGCTCAATGTCGAAAAGCTGTTGGCCGTCAAAGAACTCATGCGCGCAAAGTTCGTCGATTTTGAGCGGGAGCAGATATATGCAATTCTCACCGCGAAGGATGAAAGCGCGCTCTTGAAAGAGATTCAGATCATCTCGTCTGACTTCAACGGTGATGCGCCGGTGATGCAGGACGGGCGGATCACTCGATTCTTGGGGATCAACTTCATCTATTGCGAGTTGGCCGAAACGGTTCTCGCTGGGACGAACGAAGTGACGATTCCTGTCTGGGTCAAGAGCGGGATGCACTTAGGGATGTGGAACGAGATCACCACAGACATTTCGCAGCGGAAAGACATTCAGGGCCTTCCGTGGCAGGCATATCTTAAGCTGACGGCCGGCGGAACTCGGCTTGACGAAGATAAGGTGTACGCGATCGAATCGTACCGCTCCTAAGTGGTGAGCGCGCACTGAACGACACTGTAATTTTAGAGAAGGGGTGACACCATGGCCGTTGATCAAACTGTCAAATCTCCGCAGATTACGAATCGGGACGCCACGCCCCGCGTGCTCAATAGCCCGCAGAATGGGGGCGACGGCGTGTGTCATGAAACGTACGGATCGGCGACGATCCCCGCCGCGCTGTCGATTACGTCGGTGGTGCGGTTGTGCCAAGTCCCGTCAAACGCACGGGTGCATTCGGTGCGGTTCCATTCAGCCGCACAGGGCGCCGGCGCATTTGATGTGGGCCTCTATCAGACGACTTCGAACGGAGGCGCGGTGGTCGACGCTGACTTGTTCGGCTCGGCAATCAGTGCGGCCTCTCAGGTGAAGTCAACGGATATCATCGAAGAGTCAGCCGAATACACCCCGGCGGAAATGGAAAAGCCGTTGTGGGAAGTGCTCGGATTAACCGCGGATCCGCATCGGTTCTACGATGTATGCGCGACCGTGGCGACCACGGATGTAACGACCGGAACCGGGCGGCTGGGCGTTCGCGTCGGCTACGTTCGGTAAAGGAGGGGCGCCATGGCGAATCGGTTCTATAGCATCATTCTCGGCGAGTCGAACCCGAGCCAAGTGACGGAAGGGGCGTCTACGTCGAGTGAAGCGGTGGAGGTTCGAGTGTCAGACTCGATTTACGCCAACAAAGTGGCGGTTCTCAATGGCCTTGAAGCCATTAAGAACTACCTCATCACCAAGGAAACCACCCCGATCGCATAAAGGACCGAAGACGATGGACCGACACACGAG